CGTACATGGCCGGGTGCTGGGGCATAGCCGCGCTGGGCGGGAGGCGGCGCCGGTGAACGGCAATCAGCTGCCCGACGTGGACGTGACCCCGCACCTAGCGAGGACCCTGGCGAAGGACGTGCTGATCTGTCAGGCGCTCGGCGGGATGCCCGACACGTTCTGGATGACCGACACGAGGACCTTGCGGGCGTGCGTAGTGCTGGGCGTGAGCCCGGTCGCGGCGCGCCGCTGGGCGAGATGGAGGATCTCATGAAGGACGCCGAGACGGTGGACCGCGAGTACGCGCTCCGATGCCAGGCCTGGGTGCTGCAGAAGTTCGGGGCGGAGGCCGACTTCGGCACCGTCGACTTCGAGGTAGACGTGGCCATCTACGACTCCTGCAGCTGGGCCCGCTACACCATCTCGTGGATGGAGGGCGCCGAGCGCGTGGAGAGGGAGACGAACGTGAACGAGCTGGACGTGGGCGAGCTCCTCAGGGAGATACTCGCGATAGACCTGGGGGAGACGACGTGAGCGACGGAGAGCTGATCCAGAGCTGGAGCCCAGGCAGGCCCAGCTACGTGTTGGTGCTCCAGTTCCAGGACCCCGAAGACATGTTCTTAGCCCAGGAGCGGCTCACCCAGCAGCTATGCGGGTGGACCGACGAGGGCGACAGGTTCGACAGGATGGAGACCGTCTTCATGGCCTACGGCCAAACGGGCTGCAGGACCCTGCTCGACGGGCAGGTGGAGACGGTCCTGGCCGTGTCCCCGGCCGGGGAGGTCGCGTCCGCCAAGAGGCTCCGGCAGGCGTGGGCCGAGGAGCGCATGATGGCCGTGGCCCCGGGCCTGGCCAACCTCCGGCTCTCGGAGGCCTGGGCGCCGAGCGTGGAGCAGCAGGACTGGTTCGACAAGTGGTCGGAGGAGGTCGTGGAGCCCCACCCAGGAGGCCCGGAGGCCTCCAAACGGCACAAGACCGGCTGGGTGCGGGGAGGCTTCAACCAGTACGTCTACGACCACGGGCGCCCGGACCTACGGTTCCTGGGCTCGGGCGGCGGGCGCGCGTTCTCCGCGCTCATGCAGGCCCGCTTCAAGGCCGAGCTCGAGGTCCGGTATCAGGGCAACAACGCGTTCTACCACGGGATCCAGCAGCGCGAGGCCGCGCGAAAGGACTGGTTCGTGAACCCCAACAGCCCTTGATTTGGTAGGGAAAGGATGTATGTAGGTAGTGATCTGACTTAGTACACGATTGAATCACGCGCGCGCGCACATATTGCCACGAACTCGGTCGGATCACTACCTACATCCCACCTTACTTATATTTGGAGAAGTAAGTATCTATCCGGTGCCAGATGGTGTATAATGGTACCACAGAGTCTCGGGTCGGAAGAACCCGACCGAGAGGCACGGAACTCCCGACGGGACGTCGGCGGTGTGCCGAAGTGACCGACAAACAACCAAGGAGACGAGATGTCGGATGTGACCACGGACGCCGAAGCCGGCGCCCAGACAGACGAGACCCCCGAGGTCGACCCCTCAGCGGCCATCAGCCGCGGCGTGGGCCTGAGCCTCGAGGCGATCGAGCCCGACTCGCCGGCCGGGCAGGCACTCGAGCAGTTCAGGGACCTGGTCGCCCGCCACAAGGCGGCTGAGGCCAGCGCCGAGGAGCTCAAGCTCGAGCGCAACCAGGCGGTCTACGACCTGAAGACGAACCACAACGTCGGCTTCAGCGCGATGGCCGAGATCATCGGGGCCACGTCCTCGCTGGTCCTGTACCTGTACGAGCGGGCCCAGGGCAAGAGCGCCAAGCAGATCCGCGAGGAGAGCCAGGCGTCGAACGCCGCCAAGCAGGCCAACCGGGTCGTCGACCCGAACAAGAAGGCGGCCCGCAAGCAGACCCCCGAGGAGAAGGCGTTCCGCAAGACCCAGCGCGACGCCCTCCGGGCGTTCCTCGAGGAGCAGCGGGCGGCTGCCGCCGAGCGCGGCGAGGCCACGGACGAGATGGACGCCGGCCTGGCGGACGTCGAGGCCGAGGACGCGTCGGACGCGGCCGAGGAGTAGTCAGTCAGTCCCCACCAGGCCCAAGCCCCTCCGCCCGGCCCACCGTCCGGGCGCGAGGGGTTTCGGCCCCGGCGTGAGAGAGGAGGCCGGTGACCACGGTCTGCGTAGGATGCGGCCTCGAGGTAGTCGACGGCCAGCTGGTGAACGACACAGGCGGGTACAGCTCGGCCGAGCTCATCAGCTACGTGGCGCTCGAGCAGGGCAACGGCACGGGCGTCTTCGACGTGCTCAGCTACGACTCGTACTCGGGCAGGGTCCCGACGGGCTGGACCGCGAACTCGATCGCCCACAAGTACCTGAACGCGGTCGTCACGAACCCCGACCCGTGCCAGAGGCAGCTCGTCGTGACGTACGCCACCATCGGCGTGGTCATGACCACCGGCGCCCCGTCGGCCTCGTGGGCCGTCGCCGTGGGCATCGGGTTCGACAGCTCGGTCGGCGTGTTCACCACGACCGACTTCGAGAACATCGCGGCGAACGCGTCCACCCCGTTCCAGCTCGTGATCGGGCCGCGGATGATCAAGGACACGCTCGCGCCGGGGCAGACCAGGGCGTTCTCGTACCGCATCGAGATGCTGGTCACGGGCAACGACGTCCAGAAGTGGGACACCGTGGGCATCCAGGTGGACGCGTTCAGCATCCCCATCCACCCTTAGCACGAGAAAGCCCCCAGCCGGGAGGCCGGGGGCGTTCTCAGGTTACGGGCTGGGGGGTTGCTCAGGGGCCGCAGACGCGGTTCCCCATGGTGTGGCAGTCCCAGCCGGGGTCGTCCTCGTGGAGGCCCACCCCGCTGACCCTGTTGGGGTCGTCCATGCGGATCTCGCACGGCCCGAGCAGGGCTACTGCGAGCGCCGATGCCGCCAGGCCCGCCAGCACCCGACGATTCCATCGTGGACGCACTTCACGAAGTGGTCGAAGCACGTCACCCCTCCCATCCGTACAGGTCGACGCCCAGCTGCCAGACTCGGTCCCGGACCTCGAGGAGCGTCTCGGCGCGCCGGCAGGCCTGGGGGTCGTCCATGTCGATGTCGATGGGGCGGGCCCTGTTGAGGGCCCAGAGGGCCTCCTTCAGGGAACGCTCCTCGGCCGTCATGGGGGCCTCCTCCTGGTGGGTGCCCTCGTCCATGCGGGTCACCGCCGGCGCCCGTAGAAGAGCTGCAGCAGAAGCTGCGCGACGAGCCTCACGGCGCGTCCCCCAGGTTCCGCCGCTCGAGCGTGATGGCGTGCTCCATGCCGCCCAGCTCGAACTTGAACGTGCCCTCCGTGTCGTGCCGGGCGATGAGCAGCCAGGCGGCCTCGTAGGGGCTGTGCTCCCCGTTGGGCCCGACTTCGACGCGCCCAATCACGCACGTGACGTCGAACCCCGGGGGGCCCCCGTCGTCGCGCACCTCGTCCCAGACGTCGGTCTGCGGTATCCTTGCCATGGTTCCTTCCCGTGGTCCCAACCTGGTCCCACAGCTTGGGGCCCGGACTTCTCCGGGCCCCGCGCTGTGCGCCCGGGCTACTCCTCCTCGACGTCCGGGTCGAGGTTCTCGCCCACGATCTCCGGCGCGCGCTCGGCGCCGCACAGCGCCTGGAACGCGTCGCAGAACCGGACGAAGGCGCGGACCGCGGACCGGATGTCCGTGCTGAGGTCCTTCCAGGACTCGCCCTCGCGCATCCGGACGATCGCCTGGGCGACGTAGCCGCGGTACGCGGTGGCCGTCGCGTCGGCCTTGTTGTCCGTCTGGGTCAGCCACTCCTGGAACGCCGGCAGGAGCTCGCGCTCCTCCGCGGGGAGCTTGTCCTCCCACGCGCCCGTCTTGCCGCCGGCCTCGCCGACGGCCTTCCGAAGCTCTTCGTACATTTCCCGTACCTCTCTGTCAAGCGCTCGTCTGCGTCTCAGACCAGCTTGGCTGCGCCCCCGTGGGGGGCGCACCCAGGTTGGGCTCAGGACTTCGGGCTGAGCACCTCCCGGACCTTCATCTCGAGCTCGGGGTGCGTGATGATGCCCTGCTGGTACAGGGCGCCGAGCTTGCGCAGCTTCGGGTTGCCGCTCCTGAGGAGCTCGGCCACGGTCATCTGCACGTTCGGGTCGGCGCGCGTCTCGGCCTCTTGGGCCCAGGCCGCGCGCAGCTCGTCGGTGACTTCTGGATGCACTTGTTCACCTCCCTCCTGGGTCTCGTCGCGGGGCACGGCTCAGGACCTGTCCAGGACCTTGACCGGGACTTCGGTCGACAGGGTCTGGGCGCAGTCGAGGCACACCTCGGTCTCCATGTTGTCGTCGATCAGGACGTACAACGTGGCTTGCTTCGGGCAGAACTCACAGATCACGTCATGGCCTCCTAGTGCCACATCTTGTAGAACTCGATCGAGCTCTTGCGGGTCGTGTCCTGGGGCTTGCCGCGGAACACTGGGTGGGCGATGCGGTCCTCGTCACGCTTGCGTTGGACGTCAGCGTCTTTGTGCATCTTGATGAGGAACGGGCTCGCGTACTTCTTCGGGTCTCTTGCCATGTCACCTCCAATCTTGTGTCGGGGCGTGGTCCAAGCTTGTTGGCTTCTTGGCTCCACTTTCATCCTACATACATTCTAGCACGCTTCGACAGCCCGGGGGAATAACCCAGAGACCTCTGTAGCGCACCTGTAGCGTTGGTCACTTGGAGACCCTCCCCGGGTGTCACCCCGGCCGGTCGCCCTGGCCCCCCGCGCGAGACGGTTCGGGGAGGCTCGAGAGCCATATGGGGAGCCCCGCGGGGCCGGACACCAGGGCGGCACCGGGGCGAACGTGCGGGGAGAGACACGGGGCGTCCGCCGGGGCGCCGGGGCACGAAGAAAGACCCCGCCGGCTGCGCCGGCGGGGCCTCTCTGGGGAGCGGGCTGGGGTCTGTTAGTTGTACACCGCGAAGGCCAGCTCGAGCTCGTGGCCGACGGCCACTGCGAGCCCGAACCACGCCATGCCGGTGAGCTCCGGCACCTGCTCCATGCCGTCCTCGATGAGCGCCGTCAGGTAACTGCCGGCGTCCCAGGGCATGGCCCCGTCGCGCTCCATGGCGCCCAAGATGGTCCGTGTGCAGGCCTTGATCAGGCGCTGCAGCCTCTCGTCCACGTCACTGCTCCTTCCCGAACAGCCACCCTGACTGTTCTGGTTGGGGCCCGTTCTCACGGGCCCCGCCCAGAACCTTCGAGGTTCTTGTCTTACTCCTCTTCGTGGTCCGTGCTCACGGTCGTGGCGTCGACCCAGCCGAGGAACTTGCGCACGCCCGACTTCTCGTCGTTGGTGAGGTCTCCGTCCAGGCGCCCGGTGGACTTCAGCAGGGCCTTGGTCACGTACGACTTGTAGCTGTTGACGGAGGCCGCCGACATGGTCGTGGTCTTGAGCCACGAGATGAACGCCGTCACGCTGGACTTCTCGTCGACGGTGAGCATCTCGAAGTACTTGCCGGTGTTCCCGGCCGTGGTCTTGACGGAGCTCCGAAGGGCCGCGTAGGGGTCCTCCGTGATGCTCTCGTCGGTGTACTCTGACATGGTCTTGTGCCTTTCTTGCAGGGTGCTTGCAGGCCGACTTGACCTTACATCATCCTACAACAATATTCTATCGCACCCCTAGGCAGCCTGTACAATCTCCAGGGGCTTTGTAACGTGATGGTAGCGTTGAGAGCACCGGAGACCCGTGAGACCCCGGCCACCCCCGAGACCGGCCCCGGCCCGCGTACACGGTACCGAGGGGCTCGAGAGCCAAGCCCCCACGGGGCGCCCCGCCGCGCCGCCCGGGGAGACCGCGCGAGAAGGTGCGGGGGGCTCTGAGAGCCATAGGGGCCCCACGGGGCGCCCCGCCGGTGGCGGGGCGGCGGGGCCGCCCGGCGCCACAACGACAAATGGCCGGCCCCGTAGGGCCGGCCACTTGAGGCGCTTCGGGTCGCCGGTGGGGTGGTGCTTCGGGCGCCCCAGCGCGCCCTCAGCATCACTCCCCGTCAAGCCACTTGAAGAACTTGCGAAGTCCCGACTTCCGGTCGTTCGTAAGTTCCTCGCCGACCAAGGCACACACCACGTAGCTCTTGTAAGAAGCCACAGTGGCCTTGGTCCACCCGAGCCCCTCGAGGTGCTTCACGAATCCCAGCACTTGCTTCTGCTGGTCCGACGTGAGCTTGTCGAAGTTCCCGGAGCGGCTCGACGAACCCTTCGAAACCTGCTTGCGCAAGTGCTCGTAGGGATCCTCGATAGGTTCCTGTTCTGTCATCTGTTCACCTCCCTTCAAGGCTAGAATGTTTCTGTTAGAAACATTCTATCGCTCTTGAGCCAACTTGTACATAGCTAATAGTAGTCATTTTCTTTAGCTATGACGGTCTAGCTATAAGTGACTAGTCACCCCGGAGACCGAGAGGGGCGGCGCGCGCGCGGGGCCCTGGCCCCGAGAGAGCCAGGGCCTGGCCCCGGCCCCCGGCCCGGCTGGCCGGGGCGCGCGGCCGGCGGCCGGCGCGCGAGAGGTACGGGGGGCTCTGAGACCCAATAGGGCTCGTGGCCCCGCCCCCCGCCACGACGTGACGGCTTGCGCCGTAACGTCAAAGAGCCGGCCCTTTCGGGCCGGCTCCTTGGGGTGCCTTCGAGTCACCGTCACAATCTTTCGGGCGGCCGGGGCCGCCCCTCTCGGGGCGGCCCTGCCACTCACTTGCTGTCGAGCCAGCCGAGGAACTTACGCATGCCGGACTTCCGGTCATTCGTGAGCTCTTCACCAGCCAGGGCGCACACCACGTAGCTCTTGTAGCTCGCGATGGTGGCCTTGGTCCAGCCGAGGCCTTCGAGGTGCTTCACGAAGCCGAGCACGTCTTGCTGCTGGGCCGCGGTGAGCTTCTCGAAGTTCGCGGACTTGGCCGAAGCGGACTTCGCAACTTGCGCGCGAAGGGCTTCGTATGGGTCTTGATCTGCCATGTTAACCTCCTCTCTGTGGCGTCGGGGAATGTTTCTTATAGAAACATTCTACCACGTCCGAACTAGAAAGTAAATAGCCCATTCTAGTCATTTTCGTATGGCTATTTAGAGCTAGGTCAGACCTAGTCATGACTAGCTAATCCGGGCTAGACCGGCACCGTCATAAGTGACTAGCTAACGCGCGTAGCTGCGCTTGACGGCGCGCGCGCGCCATCACTGCTAGGCTTAGGCCCTCCCACAACCACCCCGTTCGGAACCTTTGGAGGACTCAGCATGTCTGACATCGGATTCGGTGAGATCGAGCTGCTGGCCGACGCACGGCGCGAACAACGCGACGCGGACGCCGAGCGGCAGGCCCTGCTGGACGCCGCCCGCCACCAGGTCGACGAGGCCCGGATCGGCATGGCCAGCCTGGCCGCCCCCGCCGTGGCGCTGATCGCGGCCCGCCTGCACGGCCTGGACGCCGACTGGGACGGCCGCAAGGTCACGGACGAGCGCATCGAGATGGCGCTCACGGTCCTGGACCGGATCGGCCTGCCCAAGCTCCGCGCCACGGCCATCGCCGCGTCGATCGCCCACGCGCCGCACAGCCCCGCCCCTGGATCCCCCGGCTGGGCTCCGGCGGTGGACGGCGGCGACGAGGCCGAGGAGCTGGACGTCGGGTCGGTGGACGCGCAGATCACCGCCTTCCTGGAGGGCGTCATCGTAGGGCGCGAGGAGGGCCACGGCGGGTGACGGTCGACCACGACGGCGAGTTCATCGACGCGCCCGACGCCCCCGACTACGAACAGGCCCCCGAGGAGGGGCTCGACAGGCACCTGCTGACCCGCGAGCAGTGGTCGCAGTGGCCGACGTGGGCGAAGCTGCGGTTCCTCCGCAGGCTGCGCACCGAGGGCGCCGGCAGGCCCGACCAGTACATCGACGACACGCTGGAGTGGTACCTCTGGGTGCTGCTCGGGGGCCGCGGCTCCGGCAAGTCCGACGAGTCAAGCCGCTGGTCCACCGAGGACGCGCTGCGGATGGCCTGGATCAGGTTCGCCCTGGTCGCCCGCACGTTCTCCGACGTCCGCGACACGATGTTCGAGGGGGAGACCGGCATCCTGGCCGTCATCCCGGACCACGAGCTGAGGGGCGGCTCCAGGGAGAAGGCGTACAACCGGTCCCTGGGCGAGCTGTTCCTGGCGAACGGCTCGAAGTTCAAGGGGTTCTCGTCCGAGAAGCCCGCCCAGCTCCGAGGCCCCCAGCACCACAGGGCCTGGTGCGACGAGTCGTCCTCCTGGGACGACGCCGACGTGCCGAACCTCGTGACCAAGAGGGGCCTGGCCCCCGCCGTCGACACCACTATGTCCAACCTCATGCTCGGCCTGCGCCTCAAGCCGCCCGACGGCTCCGGCGTCAGGATGGTGGCGGCCACCACGCCGAAGCCCAACGAGCTCACCGAGTTCATGGACCAGCACCCCAAGGCCGTCGTCCGGGTCCTGAGCACGTACTCCAACCTGAAGAACCTCGACTCCGAGGTCGCCGACGTGGTGATCGGGATGTACGAGGGCACCGACGTCGCGGCCCAGGAGCTGGAGGGCCGCATCCTGCGCCAGGCCAAGGGAGCCGGCTGGGACGTCGACTCCATCGAGGCGGCCAGGGCGCGCGCCGCGTTCGGCGAGGTCGCCCGCACCGTCCTGGGCATCGACCCCGCCGTCAGCTCCAAGGACACCTCCGACGAGACCGGCCTCGTGGTCATCTCGCTAGAGAAGTCCGTCGAGCGCGACTCCGAGGAGAAGGGCCTGCACGTCCTCGCCGACGAGTCCGGCAAGGTGGACGTCTCCGAGTTCGGCTCCACGGTCGTCAACGTCGTGGAGCGGCACCTGGTGGACGTGGCCGTGGTCGAGGTCAACAACGGCTACGACTTCGTCGTGAACGCGGTGACCGCCTACGTCGAGTCCGAGGGCGGCACGGTCGTCCGCCGGACCCGCAAGGAGAAGAAGTCCGTCCGGTCGAAGACCCGCCTGGTCATCGAGTACATCTGCGAGACCGCCGACGGCCACTCGTTCACCCTCAAGCCCGTCTGGCAGTCGGTCGACAAGCTGACCCGCGCCAAGGCGGCCAGCGTCTGGTGGCACCAGGGCAGGGCCCGGCACGGCGCCGGCCTGGACAAGCTCGAGAAGCAGATGACCACGTTCGACGGCTCCGGCAAGAAGTCCCCGGACAGGCTCGACGGCCTGTCCAGCGCGGTCGCCGAGTTCTCGGGCGAGCGCAGGCTCCGCCCCGCTCGCGGCGCCAGCCCCCTCAACCTGGGCGACGACGGCGGGGCTCCCCCCACGCACCCGCTGCTGGCCGGCGCCACGCCGGAGCTCGACCCGGCCTCCCCCGGCCGGGGCGGGATGTCCACGTGGGCCGCACGGATCTAGGGGGAGGCGTGCAGGCGCGAGCGGCGTCGACCCGTACGGGCCCGGCGGCGAGCCTCAAGCGAACTCCTGCTCCCGGGTCGACCGGGCGCCTCCCCCTGGTTTCTAGACTGGAGACCGCATGAACGCACTCGAGTTCCTGGTGCTCGTCCTGGCCGTGCACCGCGTCACCCACCTCGTGGTGGAGGACCAGCTGCCGCTCGTCAGCCGGCCCCGGGGCTGGGTGGTCGCCCGCAAGCCCGAGGGTCCGCTCGCCTACCTGGTCAACTGCTTCTGGTGCTCCAGCGTCTGGGTGTCCGCCGCGGCGATCGCCTGCCTCTACCTCTGGACGCCGGCGGCCTGGCACGGCGTGCCCGAGCCCCTCGCGCTGGGCGCCGCGCTGAGCACCAGCGCCGCGTTCGTCGAGACCGTCCTCGAGTACTGGGACGCCCGAATCATCGGCGGGGGTAGCTGACCGTGCCGCTCCACTCGCCAGCCCGCCGCGCGGGCGTCGAGGCCCTCCTGGCAGCCGCCGAGCCGGGCCCCACGTCCATCGTGGGCTCCGTGGAGTCGCTCCAGGGCCACCTGACCAAGGACGGCTCGGTAGAGTCACCGCGGCTCGCCCGGGCCTGGGCCCTGTACGAGACGCCGGAGGTCAGGTTCGCCTGCCGGCAGTACTCCAACGCCTTCTCGTCGGCCAAGCTCCAGATCGGCCGCAGGCCGAAGCCGTGGCGCGACCCCGTGCCGATCACCGACCCCAAGACGCCGTCAGAGGTGAAGGCGCTCGAGCTTCTCGAGTCGTTCGCCGGCGGCCCCGTGGGCCAGGCCGAGCTGCTGGACCGCATGGGCACCTACTTCATGGTGACCGGCGACATGGCGCTGGTCGGGGCCTACGACCCCGGGCACATCGCGGACAACAAGTTCGCCAGGTGGGACGTGTGGTCCACGACCGAGATCCGCTGGACCGGCAGGACCATCCGGATCCGCGAGCACGCCGTCGAGGACATCTGGCAGGAGATGCCGGAGTACATCAAGCACCTGCGGGTGTGGAACCGGCACCCCCGCCGCGGGTGGGAGTCCGACAGCCCGGTGCTGTCCGCCATGAACGTGCTCGAGCTCGCCGGCCTGTACGACGACCGCCTGGCCGCGGAGGCGCTCAGCCGCCTCATCGGCGCCGGCGTCTGGATGATCCCCCAGGGCATGAAGCTGCCCACGTCCACCGGCGAGGCCGGCGGGCCGGAGGACTTCCTCAAGCTCCTGCGGATGGTCGCCGAGCTGGCCATCAAGGACCGCCGGTCCGCGGCGGCCAACGTCCCGATCATGATCGAGGCCGCGGCGGACGACATCGAGGCGGCCTCCAAGGGCAGGATGACGTTCCACACCGAGTTCGCCGCGTCGATCGGCGACCTCCAGGAGGCCGCGTTCCGCCGCTGGGCCACGGGCGTCGACATCCCCGCCGAGGTCATGCTCGGCATGTCCCAGGCCACCCACTGGAACGCCAGCCTCATCTCCGAGGACAAGGTCCAGTCGTTCATCATCCCGTCGCTGCGCCGGGCCACCGGCAACATCTCGATCGGCTGGCTCTGGCCCGCGCTGTCCGAGTTCGGCCTGCCCCGCGAGGGCCTGGAGATGTGGTTCGACCCCGCCGGCATCAAGACGCGCGTCGACCTGGCCGACGAGACCGAGTGGGCGCACGACAGGTTCCTGGTCACTGACCAGGACACGAAGTACGCGCTCGGCCTGAGCCAGATGGCCGACCCGACGGACGAGCAGCTCAAGCGGATGCTCCTCCTCCACATGGCGCAGCAGTCGCCCGAGTTCATCCCCGAGATCATGACCGAGCTCGGCATCAAGAACGACATGCCGGGCCTGACCAAGCGGCAGGCCATGCTGACGGACCTGGCCCAGCAGGCGAGGATCACCCCGGCCGGGTCCAACCCGGCGGCGCCCGCCGGCAACGGCAAGCCGGGCCCCCAGGCCAACCAGGAGCGATCCGCACCGCCCAACGGCGCCGGTCGCACCGCCAAGCTCGGGACGCAGAGGAGCTGACATGCCCTGGACCGTAGTCATCAAGAACCACCGGTTCTGCGTCTACAAGCAGGACGTGCACCAGGGGCCGGCCGTGGGCAAGTCCCTCGGCTGCCACCCCACGCGCGACCAGGCGAACGAGCAGCTCAGGGCCTTGTACGCGAGCGAGGCCGACAGGACCGCGGCGGCGGCGGCACCGGGTGACCCCCAGCCTCCTGCGAGCCCCGCCGCCGCGCCCCCCGATCAGGGCGTCTCGACCGACGGGCCGGTCGCGGCCGGCGTGGCGCTCCACTCCCTGGCCACGGGCCGCGTGCTGTTTATCCAGCGCGCCCTGATCGACGGCGAGGCCGCCGGCGGGCTGTGGGAGATCCCGGGCGGGACGCTCGACCCCGGCGAGACGCCGTGGGACGCCGCGCAGCGAGAGTTCGGCGAGGAGGTTGGCCACCCGCTCCCCGAGGGCGAGGTCGCCGGCACCTGGGTCAGCCCGAACGGCGTCTACCAGGGCTTCTGCTACTGCTGCGCCTCCGAGGACGACGTCCCGATGGGCCAGACCGACCCCGCGAACCGCGCGGTTGACAACCCGGACAACCCGGGCGGCTCCAACTACACCGAGTCGATGGCGTGGATGGACCCGGCGCACATGGACCGCGGCCCCAGGCTGCTGCGCCCCGAGATGCGGACCGGCACGCCGTGGGGCATGCTCAAGTCGCCGACCCTCACGGCCTCCGGCGGGTTCTGCACCCCCGAGGGCGTGTACCTCGACGACCTGAAGGACGACGCCGTCACCTCGGTCCGGCTGTTCGACGCGGGTCACGTCGCGGTCGGCGAGGAGCAGGCGTTCCTCGACCTCATGGACGAGGTGCTGCTCGCGGCCGGGTCCGACCAGCACGCGCCCTTCACGGTCAAGCTCAGCACGGGCTGGGCGTACCCGATCCCGTCCGTCGCCTTCCTGTCGAAGGCGATCAAGGCGTTCGGGCGGGCCAAGCCGCAGGACCGGGCCAAGGTCAAGGCCCACATCATCGCGCGGGCCAAGCAGCTCGGCGCGTCGAACCAGATCCCCAAGGAGTGGACCAGCATGACCGCATCTGCCACCGAAGAGTTCGAGTCGCTGGTGGCGTCGATCGCCTTCCCGGCGTCGGCCCTCCTCCCCGAGGAGCCGCTGCCGGGCCCGACGCCGTGGACCATCAAGGATGACCTCACCGCGGACGGGCACCTCGCCTTGTGGGCCAGCTGCCACATCGGCTACCCGGGCTGCGTCACCCCTCCCCGGGAGGACTCGTTCGACTTCTTCAACCTCGGCGACGCCGTGACGGCCGACGGGCGCCACGTCCCGGTCGGCAAGGTCACGGTCGGCTGCGGCCACGCCGGCGCCGAGCTGTCCTGGCGGACCGCCGCGGCCCACTACGACCACAGCGGGGCCGGCGTCGCGGTGGCGCACGCCATGGCCGACCGGTGGGGCATCCGCCTGCCCGCCGTGATCGTCGCCGACGCCGGCAGCCCGCAGATCGACGAGGCGCGCCGCTCCCCCCTCTCGGGGGACTGGCGCCGCATCAACGGCAAGCTGCGGCTCGTCGCCGCGCTCGGCGTGAACGTCCCCGGCTACCCGGTCCCCCGGGCCATGGTGGCCTCCGGCGAGGTCGAGTCGATGTTTGTCGGGTTCAACCCGGAGGACGCCGCCGCGATCGTGCTCGAGGCCGACTCGCTGGCCGCCTCGATCGGACTCGACCTGGGCGGCCGGGCCGCTTCACTCCGCGAATCCCTCGGCCTGTCGACGTGACGTCGGCGGGACCCCACGACCAGAAGGAGACATGACATGCCGTGCGGATGTCAGGGACGGGCCGCGAGCCTGCCCCCCACCCAGACCGCCAAGACGAAGGCCCCAGTCGAGGCCAAGCGCGTCGCGGTCTACAACGTCATCGTCGACGGGGAGACGGTCCTCTCGACCAGCTCCCCCTCGGCAGCCCGATCGGAGTCGCAGCGCTTAGGCGCCTCGATCCGCGTGACCTCCCGGCCGGTGCAGACCGGGGACCCCGTCCCGGTCTGACCGGACAAACCCCAGGAGACGAAGTAGGCATCACGCCGGCATGACCGGCCCATAACAAGGAGAGAGCACATGCCGGACAGCTTCGAGCTCCCGGAACTCGACGGACTGGACCTGACGGCGCTCCGCGCGCTCGAGGTGCAGGCCAAGAAGGCCTTCAGCGATCGGTACGACGCAGGCGCGACGTCCCGCGAGGACCTGGAGGAGCTGCAGACCCTGGCCGAGGCGGTTCAGACCGTCCAGGCCGCCATCACGGCGTCCGACCCCGCGCCGGAGCCCGAGGCCGAGCCGGCCGCGGACCCCGAGCCGGAGCCGGAGCCCGCAGCGGACCCCGAGCCCGCCGGCGACAAGGTGCTGGAGTCGTTCCTCGAGGCGCTCGCCTCGCGGCCGGCCCCGGCGGCCGAGCCCGCCGTCGAGCCCGCCGTCGCCGCGGACCCCGCCCCGGCGGTCGACCCCGCGGTCGAGTCCATCGCGGCCGGGGGCGACCCCAAGGACGTGCAGCTGCCGATCGACAACACGCCGATCGTCATCCTCGCGTCGGCCGACATCCCGGGCGTCCCGTCCGGGTCCGAGCTCCAGGGCTGGGACGGCATCGTCTCGGCGATCGGCGCCAAGGCCCGCTCGCTGCCCGACATGCCGGGCCAGCTGCGGCCCTTCCCCGTCGCCTCCATCATGAAGCCGATGAAGCCCGAGCGCCAGCTCGACGGCCTGTCGGACGCCGAGGTGATGGAGCGGCTGAACGACCTGTCCAGCCCGGCGTACCTCCTCGCGGAGCTCTCCCGGACCGCCTCCGGCGGCTGGTGCGCGCCGAACGAGACGGTGTACGAGTTCGCGTGCGAGGTCGAGGCCCCGCCCGACGCGGTGGACCTCCCGTCCTTCGGGTCGGCGAAGCGCGGCGGGATCAACTTCCCGGTCAGCCCGACGTTCCGCGACTTCAAGTCGCTCGTCAACAACGGGCTCTTCACGTGGACGGAGGCCGACGACCAGGCCGCCGCCACGGGCTCCCCGACGAAGCCGTGCTTCAAGGTCCCGTGCGTGGACTTCGACTCGGCCCGCCTCGAGCTCGAGGGCCTGTGCGTCACCGCGGGCAACCTGATGGACATGGCCTACCCGGAGCTCATCCGGCGCTACCTCAGCCTCGTCCTGACGGCCCACCTCCACCGGCTGAACACGCGGAAGATCGCAAAGATGCTGGCGGTCATCGACGACCACGTCACGCTGCCGGCCACCTTCGCGGCGGCCTCCGCCGTGTTCGACGCCCTCGGCCTGCAGGCCGCGGACCTCAGGGACCAGTTCTCCATGTCGGAGGGCGCGCTCCTCGAGGTCATGATGCCACGCTGGGCACGGGGGCCGGCCAGGTCCGACGTCGCCCGGCGCGAGCTGTCCACCTTCGGTGACATCTCCGACGCCGACGTGCTCAACTACTGGCAGGACCAGGGCGTCCGCATCCAGTTCGTCTCGAACTGGCAGGAGCTCGGCGACCCCGAAGACCCGGCCACCGTCTGGCCGACGACGTTCGACTTCCTCATGTGGCTGCCGGGGGCGTACAAGCTCCTCGACGGCCCGAAGCTGGACATCGCCGTCACCCGCGACTCGGTCCAGAACGCCACCAACGACTACACGGTGGCGTTCACGGAGGAGGCCTACCAGGTCTTCAAGCCGGGCTGCGGCGCCCGCCTCGTGACCCTGCCGATCTGCCCGTCCGGAGCTTCCGGCGATCGGGTCGCCCTGGGCTGCGAGTCGTAGCAGGAACCACCGTCAGACACGGGCGCACGGCCCGGCTGGGCCAGCAGTCACTCCCCAGCCGGGCCGGCGCGTCCGACCCACCCCAGTAGGAAGGAAGCCAGATGGCCCTCGCAGGTGACGGTGGAATCAGGGTCCCGGCCCCACGGTGCGAACCGTGGCCGGGCGGAGTCGTGCAGGTGGCGGAGCTGGACGAGCGACCGGACAACACGTGGCTCCGCGGCCTCGAGTTCGACCAGGAGCTGTGCGCCACCGGCGGGCCGAAGATCCTCTCCATGCCGTGCGACGTTGTCGGGCAGGCGAAGGACACCCGGCGCGGCTACGACACCGAGTACGTCGACCCGTTCATGATCTACCAGGGCTACGAGTGCTCGGCGGGCGGCGAGCCCATCGAGGAGGTCTGGAACCACGCAGACGCGCTGTTCGAGCGCGGCTGGGTCGGGGCCCTCGAGCGGGCGATCTGGGCCGGAGTGGACCAGGACGGCAACGCCTTCCGCATGTCGCTCGCCGGCTCGCCCCAGGTAGTCGACCTGACGCCTGGGGGAGGGCCCGTCGACCTGACTACGGGCGTCTCGGCCCTCGAGAAGTACATGTCCCGCCTGTCGTGCCGGCCGACGCTGCACCTGCCGGTCGAGGCCTCGAACTTCGTGGCGGAGCGGATGCTCTACCTGTTCGACGCCGACGGGAACATCAAGGGCATGGTCAACGGCTCGAAGGTCTCGGTCGGCTACGGCTACCCGAACACCGGGCCCGCCGGCGCCGCGCCCTCGGCCGGGGCCACGTGGCTGTTCATCTCGGGCTCGCTCCGGATCACGACCGGCCCGAAGCTCACCATCCCCGAGCGCGGCAAGCCGGGCGAGGGGCTCGACATGACGGTCAACGACATGACCGTGTTCGTCGAGAAGGGCTTCGGCGTGCAGATCGGCTGCGGCGTGGCGGCCATCCAGGTCGTCCTCAAGAGCTGCTGCGCATGACCGAGGTGCGGACCGAGAACTTCCAGAAGTTCACGGCCGCCGTAGCCCAGGCACGGTCAGAAGGAAAGAAGGTCTCGATCAAGGTCGAGGCCGGACAGTACGTCGCCACCCTCACCAACCAGGAGACGGACGAGTGAAGGTCATCGTGTACCCCGCGGACGCCTACGCCTGCGGCCACTACAGGGCCTACTGGCCCGCCGAGGTCCTGGCCCGCCAGGGCGTGGACGTGAAGATCGTCAGGCCGGGCGAGCCCACGGGCATCTCCGGCCTGATGATCGGCGGCAGGCTGAGCGCCTCGGCGCCTGACTGCGACGTCGTGGTGTTCCAGCGCCCCGGCCGCAAGCTGCTCGCCGACCTGGTGGAGCCGCTCCGGCGGATGGGCGTCGCCGTCGTGGTGGACGTGGACGACGACCTCGACAGGATCGACCCGCGTAACCCGGCCTTCGCGGCCATGCACCCCAAGGGCGAGAACGGTGACAACGGGTACAGCTGGGCCAACGTGCGCCGGGCCTGCAAGGACGCCACGATGGTCACGGTCTCCACGCCTTCGCTGCTGCCCCGCTACGCCGCGCACGGCAGGGCGAGGCTGCTGTACAACTACGTCCCCGCGCGGATGACCCTGCTCGAGCACGACCCGGCGGAGGACTCCCTCGGCTGGGCCGGGGCGCTGCACTCCCACCCGGGAGACCTGGATCAGCTGGGTTGGGCGTTCGCCAGGCTCCAGCGGGAGGGGCGCACCCTCAAGTTCGTAGGCCCGTCCGAGGGCCTGGAGCGGAAGCTCGGCGTGACCCTCGAAGAGGGCGACTGCACCGGCGAGCTGCCCTTCGGCGACTGGCTGCCGGCCGTCGCCAAGCTGGGCGTCGGCGTGGCCCCGCTGGCCGACACCTCGTTCAACGCCTCCAAGAGCTGGCTCAAGCCGCTCGAGTACTCGGCGGTCGGGGTGCCCTGGGTCGCCTCCGACACCCTGGAGTACCGCCGACTCGCCAGGGAGTGCGGAGCCCCACTGGTCTCGAAGCCCAAGCATTGGTACCCGGAGCTGCGGCTCCTGCTGGACGACCGGGCCCGCCGGGAGGACCTCTCCGCCGCGGTGAGGGAGGCCGCGAGGGGGCTGACGGTCGAGGGCCACTGCCACCTGTGGGCCGAGGCTTGGGCCGACGCGGTGAAGACGGAGCGGGCGGCGGCCAGGCCATGAACTATCGGACGAAGCGCTCGACGACGTGGCGGCCCTGCCGCTCGCGGCCTGAGGAGGCGAGATGACGGAGTTCGGCATAGACGTCTCCAACAACAACGACGTGCGCTCCCTGCCCCCAGCCGGCGAGTGGAGTTTCGCGTACGCCAAGGCCTCCGAGGCCGCCAACTTCGACGACGCCGAGTTCGAGGGGTACGTCGCCGAGTTCGACCGCCAGGGCAAGCCCTGGGGCCCGTATCACTTCGCCCACCCGGACGCCAACACCGCGGACGCCGAGGCCGCCTGGTTCCTGGGCCGCGCGAAGCGGGGCGCCCTCGGCTGGGCGCTGGACGTCGAGACCCGGGGGCAGGGCGCGGCCCACCGCGACCCCCTGGCGATCATGGGCGCCGACCGGCTCGCCCAGTGGTGCGAGCGCTTCGCCCAACTGGTCACGCCGAAGCTCGGCCAGCAGGTCTTCTACTGCAACCGCTCGTACGCGACGGCGCTGTACCCGAGGCTGTCTGGCGCCTGGAAGACGTGGCTGGCCACGCTCGACGGCTACGCACACGTCCCGGCCTACGCCGGCCGCACGATCGACATCGAGCAGCACGCAATCGCCGGCGTGGACCGCAACACCGCCCGCGCCCCCTACTGGACGACCGCACCCACCCCGGAGGACGAAGACATGATCCCGCCGACCATCGCCCAGCTCGCCGACAACGGCGACCTCGTCATCGTGCCGTCCGGGGGCGCCCGTCCCTGGGTGGCCAAGGAGGCCGACAAGAGCCTGGTCGCGGTGTTCGTGTTCCGGGTGCTCGATCCGGCCAACCACTACCCGATGCCGGACCCGATCCCCAGGGTCACGGACCCCGCGCAGATCAGCGCGATCCGGGGCTGGCTCGCGTCGGTCGGGGCTGGCGGCACGGTGCAGGCGCTGAAGCTGGCGCTGACCGGCACCGGCACGCCGGCCTGACAAGCTGTTCCACGGAGACGACGGACAGACCCGCCCCACGGCGGGACAAGCGGGCCGATGGCCCAGAAAGAAGGAGAGTCAGATGCCCGCAGAATGCCGGAGCGTCATCAAGGCTTGCCTCGCGCAGTTCGTCCTCCTGGACGCCTGCGGAGCGCCGGTCACGGGCGCAGCATCGAAGCTGACCACGAAGGGGTTCATCTCCGTCGCGGCCACGGCGCAGATCGAGGACGGCCAGGAGACCATCCTCAAGAACGCGTGCGGCGAGCTGTGCATCAACGAGAAGGACTGCGACCTGTTCAAGCGGTACGACCTCGAGATGGACTTCTGCCAGATCGACGCGGAGGGCCTGACCCTCCTGTCGAACGCCAGGGCCCTGCTCGACGCCGAGGGCGACGCCAAGGGGTTCGCCTTCGGGGAGAGCACGAGCTGCGGCTCGTTCTCGCTCGAGCTGTGGACGAAGGTCACGCCGCAGGTGTGCCTGACCCCGGGCGTGCTCGAGTGGTACTACTTCGCCTTCCCGCACGTGTACAACGGGATGATCTCGGACGTGACGTTCGAGGACGGACCGCTCACGATGAAGGTCAAGGCACACACCAAGGGCGCAGGCGCCCTCTGGGGCCGAGGCCCCAGCTGCGTGCTGCCCGACGAGTCGCCGGCCCTCACGACCGACCACCTGCTCGGGTACATCACCGGCATCCAGCCCCCCGAGCCGGTCTGCGGCCTCCAGCCGCTGACCAACGCCGAGCTGGTCTGCGTGTAAGAACCCGGAACGCCGGGGCCCTCGGTGAGGGGGGCCCCGGCTTCCGCGTACCCGTCTCTAGGTCCCGGGAGGGCAGATGACGCAACTGATGCCGTGCTCCTGGGAGGTGCTCGAGTGCGGGGAGCTGCCGGCCACCGGCAGCCCCGAGTACGCCACCATCCACGCGCCGGCGGCCGAGATCCTGTGGGCCCTCAGCGGCCGACAGTTCGGCACGTGCGAAGTGACGGTCAGGCCCTGCACCGAGGAGTGCTGCATACCGTGCCTGCCGCCGGCCGGGGCGTGGGACAGCGGCACCCAGTGGTACCCGGCCCTGGTCAACGGCCAGTGGTTCAACCTCGTCTGCCGCAAGTGCAGGGGGCGCTGCTCGTGCCCGGAGGTCTCCGAGGTCCTGCTGCCCGGGCCCGTTGACTCGGTGGTGGAGGTCCTGGTGGACGGCGACGCCGTCGACTCGGGCGCCTACCGCATCGACGACCTGGTCTGGCTCGTCCGGACCGACGGGGCCAAGTGGCCGAAGTGCCAGGACATGGGCCCGCCGGTGACCGAGGTCGGCACGTGGGCCGTCAAGATCATGCGCGGCACCCCCGTCCCCATGGCGGGGCAGCGCGCGCTCGGCGAGATGATGTCCGAGATGTGGAAGGCGTGCCGGGGAGACAAGACCTGCTGCCTGCCTAGGCGAGCCGTCACCAGCATCGCCACCAAGGGCGCCGTCATGGGGCTGGACCCCATGGAGTTCCTCAAGGAGGGCAAGACCGGCCTCTACTGGACCGACCTCTGGCTCACCGCCGTCAACCCGCTGTACCGGCCGTCGGGCGCCAGGGTCACCAGTCCAGACATGGAGGACGTGAGGGTCACCACGTGGCCGTGACGCCCATGGAGTCAGCCATGCAGACGCTGCTCAACTGCGTCTGCGTCTCGCTCGGCGAGGTGGGCTGGGAGGGCGAGTGCTGCCTGGAGCCTGCGATGGTCGTGTGGGACCAGTGCTGCGAGGACGGCGGCAAGGCCTGGGCCCGTCTGATCAACATCTACCCCTCCGAGAGGTTCCCCGGGACCTCGCCGCCCGCCGACCCCACCAAGTGCGAGACGCAGTGGGCCATGAACATAGAGCTGGGCGCGATCACCTGCATCTGCTTCGAGCTGTGTGACTGCGAAGTGCGGGCTGCCAACGTCACCAAGGTGATGGACATGACCGCCGCCATGATGCAGGCCATGGCCTGTTGCGCCGACAGCTGCGGGCTCGACGTCCGGGTGGGCACGGTCACCACGAACTCCAGCTCGGACGACGGGTCCTGCGCCGGCGTGACCATGCAGGTCGTCGTCCCGCTCGCCAACTTCTGCTGCCCGGCCTGAGCCGGGGGAAACGGAGACAGACACATGGAGTACCAGATCCTGACCAAGGAGCAGCAGGCGGAGATAGTCCGCGACAAGCTGCAGCAGGCCGAGCGCGACCACTTCGTCGCCACGCTCGACGGCTCGACGGCGATCGCCGCGGCCGCCGAGGACCGCGCGACCGCCGCGTCGGCCGTCCTCGTCGAGCTCGGCGCGCCGGCCGTCCTGCCGCCGCCCGAGCCCGAGCCCGTCGAGCCGGCGCTGGAGGCCTGAGGTGCAGCGGCGCTACCGCGCGCTGGTCCGGTTCGGCCCGTGGGAGCGAGGCGACGAGTTCGAGTCGGGCGACCCGTACCACGCCCGGCTCGCCGCCCAGGGCAGGGTCCTCGCAGCCGTCGACGGGCCGTCGGCGGAGGAGCGGGACGAGCAGCTGGACCAGGAGCCCGTGGTGGGGCCGGAGGCGGCCCTCGGGCTGCCGCTCGGCGAGCCGCTGCGGCCGGCGGGCGACCCGGCCCAGGAGTAGCGGACGTGGCGAGCCTGACCTTCGTGATCAGGTCCAACGACCTGAACGGCCGGCTGCGGGTCAGCCTGATGGCCGAGGACGGAGTGGTCAGGAGCGAGGTGCAGCGCCGGGCCCGGCGCGTGAAGGACAGGGCCCAGAACCTGCTGGCCCAGCGCTCCAGCCACCCGTCCGGCGAGCTCGGTGGCTCCATCCGGTACACGACGGCCGAGGCGCTCGGGCCGGACTCGGTCGTGGCGCAGGTGGGGTCCGACCTGTACTACGCCGCCTGGGTCGAGGAGGGCACCGGGGTGTTCGGCCCCCTGCACAGCGAGATCAGGGCGAGGGGCGGCGACGTCCTGGTCTTCCAGTCAGAGACGCTGGGGCGGAAGATAGTGACGCCCTCCGTCAGGGGCCAGCCGGGCAAGCACTACCTGAGGGACGCCCTAGAGGCGGCCCACGAGTTCTAGCAACACAACCAAGGAGACGGAGACGTGGAGATGAAGGAGTTCAACCGTAAGAAGGACCCCGGGTGGGTCCCATTCAAGGTGAACGGCGAGGAGTACAGGGCCAGCAACACGTGCCCGGCGCTCGCCATGCTGGACGTGGCCAGGGTCAACGGCACGGAGGGCATCGAGCAGGTGACCCTGGTGATGGCGTTCCTCGACACGGTGCTGGAGGAGGACTCGGCGAAGCTCTTCGCCGAGCGGATGAAGGACCCCCGGAACCCGATCGACATCGACGAGCTGACGCAGGTCGCCGTGTGGCTGGTGGAGGAGGTGTACGTGACGGAGCGCCCTACGGAGGCTCCCTCGCCATCGCCCAATGGATCGGGGAGCACTGGGCCTTCTACGACGGGCACTGCGTCGACCGAGGATTCGACCCCAGAGAGCTCGACGCGGCGCGTGCTCTAAACCACGCGTACTACCTGATGGTGAGGGACATGAAGCCGGAGGAGCGGCGCGCGCTCGACGACGCGCTGCTCTCCCGGCCGGGGGAGGTGGACGAGGCCACGGGCCTGGTCCCGCCCTCGTGGTGGAAGGGCGAGGAAGACGCGGCCAGGACGGCCGCGGCCTTCGCAGCGACGACGAGGAGGTGAGAAGATGCCGGGTCCGATAGAGACCGCGTTCGTGGAGATCGTCGCCCGCCTGGAGGTGGGCGACATGGAGGACGAGCTCACCGGGGCGATCCGGCGCGCGGTCACCAGGGCCGAGCCCATCTTCAAGCGCCTCGAGAAGCAGGGCGTGGAGACGGCGCAGGCGGTGGGCGCCGCCTTCCGCCGCCTCGACGTCGAGGTCAACGTCCGCGACGCCCTCAAGTCCATGGCGTCGATCGAGGACAAGGCGATCAACGTGGGGGCCGAGCTCAAGAAGCTCGCCCGGCTCACGGTCTCCATCGGCTCCGACGTGGCCGTCGCCCAGTTCGACAAGCTCAAGGAGGAGCTGGTCAGCCTCCAGGCCGAGATCCGCCGGGTCGACGAGGAGAACCTCGAGCCCAACTTCGCCGGGTTCGAGCAGGAGCTCAGGCAGCTGCTGCTGCGCCTGCAGAACGTGCAGGAGGCCGTCAAGGCGCTCAACTCCAAGCAGGTGGACGTCAAGGACGAGGCCGCCGTCACGGCCCTGGAGAACCTCGGCAAGCAGATCGGCGACGCCCTCCGCAAGGTGGAGCAGCTGAACGGCCAGGAAATCAAGGTCGACGTCAACGACATCGACATAGCGACCATGATCGAGAACCTCAAGCTGGCGGAGCGCCAGGTGAGGGAGCTGGACGCGCTCAACCCGGAGATCAAGATCAAGGTCGACAAGGAGGGCCTGTCGCAGAACGTGGTCGTGGCCGCCGAGGCGGCGGCCAGGCGGGGCGCGGACAAGTTCGCCGGCGTCTTCCGCCGCTCCCTGGAGTTCGGCTTCGTGGCCCTGATCACCCGCGACCTCGCCCAGGTCGTGGGGCAGTTCTTCAGGGCGGGCCTCCAGGCCGCTGGCGACATCCAGACCGCCCAGGTCGCCATCAACCGGTTCTTCACGCAGACCCGGGACCTCGGCGAGACGTCGGTCGGGTTCTTCAAGGACCTCCGCAAGCTCGCCATCGAGACGCCGTTCGAGTTCCCCGACCTGGCCAACACGTCCAGGCGGATCCTCGCCATGGGCCTCGACGCGAACCAGGCCAAGGACGCGCTGAACGGCATCGCCGACGCGGTCGCCTCGGTCGGCGGGGGCTCCGACGAGATCAACGGCGTCGTCAAGGCCCTCTCGCAGATCACCTCCAAGGGCAAGGTCGACCTGCAGGACCTCAGGCAGATCTCAGAGCGCCTGCCGTCTCTCAGCCGCCAGATGCAGATCCAGGGCATCATCGACGAGTTCAACAGGCTGCACCCCACCATCCACGCGACCATCGCGGACTTCAACGACCTGCGCAAGTCCGGCGCCATCACCGGCCAGATCGTCCGCGACGGCATCATCAACGCGATCAAGGAAGTCCCCGGCGCGGCCGGCGCCGCCAGGGCCGCCGCCGCCACCATCCAGGGCTCGCTCACCAACCTCGCCGACTTCGCGAAGTTCCAGTTCGCCGACTCCTTCGCCGGGCTCGGGCGGATCCTAGCCGGCAGCCTGAACGAGGCGTTCGCCTCGCTGGACAGCACCGAGGTCAAGCTGAACTCCCTGGCCGGCGCGATCGGGCGGGTCATCGACGTTGGCGGCAGGGCCGGCGAGGACCTGTTCCCGCAGCTGCTCTCGTCCGTCATCGAGCTGGCCCCCGCCGTGGAGAAGGTGGTCGGGTCGGTCGAGGAGTTCGCCAAGCAGGCCATCCCGGCCCTCACCAGCGCCACGAAGGGCGCCATCACCGGCATGTCCGGCCTGCTGTCCGTGGCCACCTCGGTCCTGGGCCTCTTCAACGCGCTGCCCAAGGGCCTCCAGGAGACCGTGGCCAACGTCCTCATCCTGGCCAAGGTGATACCCGGGGCCGGCGAGGCTCTCATCCTCCCGTTCAAGCTGATCCCCGGCACCCTCAAGCTCATCCAGGCCGAGCTAAAGGCCACGGAGGACTTCGCGGCCGGCACGATCAGCGAGGCCCAGCGGGCCGAGCAGGAGATGCAGACCGCCGAGCAGAAGGCGGCCCTCGGCGCGTCGGTCCTGAAGGCCGGCATAGCGCTCGGCGCCCTGGTGCTGTTCGACCAGTTCTCGCGCGCCGCCGCCGACGCCCAGGAGAGGATCGCCGCCTTCGGCCGGGGCGTCAAGTTCGTAGCCACCGAGTTCGACAGCTTCACCACCGCCGGCGAGGCGGCCGTGGACATCGTCAAGAAGTTCAACGACGAGGCCAACAAGATCCCGGTCATCCCCAACCTGATCGACACGGCCACGGCCGTAGGCAACGTCCAGCTGAAGAACCCGTTCGCTGGCGGCAACCAGATCCAGCCGCTCACCTCGCAGCAGCTCGCCGAGCAGCTGGGGCTCACCCAGGACCAGCTGTCCAAGGTCTCCCTAGCCTTCGCCGAGTTCGACGCGAGCACCAACCAGGGCAATGGCGACGTCAACGCGCTGAGCGCGGCGCTGAAGGCCGCCGGCACGAACATGGACAACATCACCGCGGCGTCCTCCAACGCCCAGGGCAACCTGTTCTCGCTGGCCAAGGTGATGTCCGAGGGCGCCAAGGTAACGGTGGAGAACGCGCTGTCCACCAAGGAGTTCGCCCTGGCGAGCGACCAGGCTGTCCGGGCCATCCAGATCCAGGCCGAGATCACCGGCAACTGGATCGGCGCGCAGGACCAGCTCAAGCGGGCGCAGGAGGACGGGGCCAAGGCCGCGTTCGACCAGCTCTCGGTGGAGAAGCTGAGCGCCAAGGAGCGCGACAAGATCATCACCCAGTTCACGTCCTACACGGCGGCGGCGGACGGCTCGGTCACCTCCACGGTGGACTGGACCGGGGCGCTCCAGGAGGTGAACAAGGAGGCGGCGGTCACGGCGACGGTGTTCGAGTCCCTCCAGGGCGACCTGGAGGGCTTCAGCCTGTCGTTCAACCTGCTGACCGACGGCCTGGGCAACACCAACCTGGAGTTCGTCAAGTTCGCGGAGGGCGCCAAGAAGGCCGGCTTCGGCGTGGACGAGTTCAACGCCGTGGCGGACCAGCTCGGCGCGACCCTCGGCCGGGCGCTGACCGGGGGAGAGCTGCAGAAGGTCTCCGAGGCCGTAGTGGCGCAGGTCGACGCGTTCAAGACGGCCCTCGAGGCGGTGGTCCCAGGCATAGCCGACCTGCAGGGGGCCGCCAACAGCTTCACGCTCGACTCGTTCATCGCGGAGCTCGAGAAGGTCGCCGTGGCGAGGGCCAACGTGGTCGGCAACATGCAGAAGCTGATCGACCAGTTCGGCGACCTCGGCGCCAAGGCCATCGCCGCGCTGGCCAACTCCGGCCTCAATAAGGACCAGTTCGCCGCGGTCCTGCAGGGCGCCATGGACGGCGGCGAGCAGAAGCTGAAGGAGATCGTCTTCGCGTTCGGCGCGGCCACCAGCACCTCCCTGGACGACGTGGCAGCGGAGCTGACCGCGCACGGCCTGACCCAGGACGAGATCTCCACGATCCTAGGCGAGGACGCATTCAAGACCAGCACCGGCAACATCGAGGGCTACGTGGCGGGCCTCAGGACCAGCATGCAGACCGAGCTCGGCAAGCTGCAGGCGCTGTCCTTCACGGCCGACCCCAGGTGGAAGGGCGAGCTCCAGAACGAGATCGGCGACCTCCAGGCCCAGCTCGGCGGGACGTTCGACACCACCACCCCGGCGCTGCCCCAGATCGACACGGAGAAGGCCGTCGCCTCGGCCACTGACTCCGGCACGCAGGTGGCCTCGGCCTTCCAGGGCTCCGTCACCACCGGGGTATCGGCGGCCATGGCCACCGTGGACACAACGATCACCACCGCGATCGGCTCGACCGGCAACGCGGCCTCCGTGCTGGCCTTCGTGCAGGGCACGGCCGTGGGGGCCCAGCTGTCCAAGGGCTTCACCCTGGCGGCGCTCGGCATCTCCGGCGCCCTGACAGCCGACATCGCGCTGGCCCAGGTGTCGGGCTCGATCGCGGCGGAGGTCGCGGGCGGCCAGCTCGGCACCGTCATGGAGACCGGCTTCGTGGACGCGCTCGACCCCCTCAGCGCCGACGCCGGCGCCAAGCTGAACCAGACCCTGACCGACCTGTCGGGGTTCACGTCCACGTTCGAGGGGCTCGGCGCGGAGCTCGGCGCCAGGTTCTCCAACGCCCTGGTGGGCGCCTTCCAGGGCGTCACCGTCGGGGTGACAGCTGCCCTGAACGGCGTGCTAGCGCTGCTCGGCATCCTGAACCTATCGTTCTACGCTAGGGGCATCTCGCTCGGTACCAGCCTCGGGCAGGGCCTGATAGACGGCGTGAACTCCAAGCTCGCCCAGGCCTACGCCGCAGGAGCCGGGGTGGCGGCCCAGGCCGAGGCCGGCGCCAGGGACACCTCCAAGTCGCATTCCCCCTCCCAGGTGTTCGACGACATAGGCCAGGACCTGGTGGCCGGCTTGGTGAGGGGCGTCAAGAGCTCCATGAGCCAGTCTACCAGCGTGATGGCCCAGGCGATCAACCAGATGGCGGACGCCGGCAGCCCCCAGCCGCTGGCGGACAGCATCGCCGCCGTGTTCAACACGCTCATCTACCGGATCAACAACGCGTTCCTGCTGCTGGCCGGCAGGCTGGGCGTGTCCGAGATATTCGCGGGCTCGCCGGTCCGCCAGTTCGCCCAGGGCGTGGTCGCCACCAGCCCCACGTTCGGCAGGTTCGCCGAGGCGGGCCCTGAAGCCATACTCCCCCTCGGCGACGGGGCCGCGGCGGCCAGGATCATCGCGCAGCTGGTCCCCTACATCGGCGCCCAGGGCAGGGCGGCCGCCGCAGACCTGCTGGGCCTGAGCGACTCCTCCCCCGGCCGGGCGGACGGGGCCGGAGGCTCGACGTGGCACAACGAGTGGAACGTGACAGTCCCGACGGACGACCCTGAGCTGTTCGCCCGCAGGGCGGCGGCTCGCCTCGAGCGGAGGATGACCAGGTGACCGCAGGCATGGAGCTGTACGCGAACATGTGCGGCGCCGAGCTCTGGAACCGCGAGCGCACGGTCGCCTACATGAACGCCGGGATCAAGCCCCCGGGCACCTCGATCCGGTGCCCGGGGTGCTCCGGCGTCCCCGACCTGATCGCCTGCATCGAGGACCGGCCCCCGGAGGACGGCTACCGCCTCCCCGAGCTCGACCCGGCTCCGTGGTACGACATGACGTGCCCCGAGTCCTGGAACTTCGCCGGCCTGGTGGTGCTGGAGGCCGAGCTGAGCCCCGCGCTGGACAGGCGCCTCGTCCAGGGGGTGGGGCACGGCGCGGTGCTCACCCGGCCCAGGTTCCAGGGGCGGACCATCGACGTCAAGGGCGTCCTGATCGGCAAGACGTGCTGCAGCGTGGAGTACGGGCTGCGCTGGCTGACCCAGGCCCTGCTCGGCGGCTGCGTCGGCTGCGAAGGCTGCCTGCTCACATTCCTCACGTGCTGCCCAGCGCAGGTCGACGACGAGGAGGGGTGCCTGGTCCTCTACGAGGGCGACAGGCCCGTCCCCTACTTCAGGAACTACGACGACTTCGGCCCAGAGTGGGACCGCGGCCCGGACTTCGCGCGCCAGATGTACGGCGCCGGCCTGCTGAGCGGCCCGGACGTGACCGCCCGGCACGGGACGAGCTGCGGGTGCAGCTGCTCCGCGCTGACCGAGGTCGAGTTCACGATCGGGATCGGCCTGCCGTGGATGTACAAGCTCGAGACGGTCATCGCCGACTCCGAGCCCATAGGGAACTGCGAGGACGACGACTGCGGCCTCACGTTCGTCAAGGGCGGTGACTGCACCGGCGGGCTCTGCCCGGAGCCGGCGCCCTGCGACGACGACCCGAACTGCGGGGACGCGACCGTCAGCCCCCCGAAGGGGCAGCTGCCGATCAAGGACTGCGGATGCTTCCCCCTGGTGTCCAAGCGGACGTGCTTCGCCATCCCGGCGTACTGCGACTGGTTCGAGCAGACGCTCACCGTGGAGCTCTACGCTGGATCTTCGCCGCTGAGGAACGTGGCCATCCGCGCCTTCCAGAACGCCATCGGGTTCGAGTGCTGCAGCGACACGGGCAGCAGCTTCAACGACTGCGACGCCTGCGGCACCCTGTTCATAGACTACGTGCCGGCCTACGGCACGCTGGTGTTCGACTCGGCGGCCAGGCGTACCACCATCACCTGCAAGAACAAGACGTACTCGGCCGCCAAGAACCTGTCCACCGTGGAGGGCATGCCCTTCAGGTGGATCGAGCTGTCGTGCCAGTCAGCCTGCCTGATGGTGGACGTAGACTGCGCCAACGTGGCGGACGACGCCACGGCGACCATCAAGACCAGCGGGCGCGAGCTGTGACGCGGCCCGAAGCACTGCCAGGCCCCCGCCCGGAACGCGGCGAGGGTTCGTCTCCACTTCCAAGTGTTGGCGGCGTGGGGGCCTGGCGTACCTCCCCGGCTGGGGGCTGAGTGGCGATCACCCTGGTCCAGCACAAGTTCGGCGTCAACGACGCCGGCGGCACGAACGGCTCCGTGACGGGGTTGGCCGCCGCGACCGCGGGGGACCTGCTGGTCGGGATCATCGGCGTAGGCGGCGGCATCATCTCGTCCGGGGTGACCGACCCGGGCGGCTACACGCGGGCGATCGGCCAGGACCAGTCGACCACCAAGTGCTGCATCATCACCGCCAAGATCGCGGCGGGGGGCGAGACGTCCATCGCCTGGGTGCACGCGTCCGCCCCATGGAGCGCAGAGGCGTACGAGTTCGCCGGCAACGCGGCCAGCGCCGTCGCCAACGACGCCAAGGGGGCGCAGTCTGGGGGCGTCACCTCGCTGGCGTCCGCCGCCAGCACGCCGTCGGTGGCCAACTGCGTCTACGTGGGCGCGGCCTGCCTGGGCGGCGACGACGGCGGCGCGGAGGCGATCGACTCCGGCTGGACGGTACTCGACGCGGTCTCGCTCACCAGGTTCATCCCGGGCTACAAGATCAAGACCGACGCGCTCACGGAGACGCCCACGTTCTCGTGGACGACCAGCCGCGCCGTAGCGGTCGCCATCGCCGCCTTCGCCCCGCTCGCGACGGCCGTGTCACTGCCGGAGCGGCACTACCCCCGCGGGGACTCCCGCGGCGTGAACAGAGGAGTGGCGTAGATGGCCTTCATGTCCAAGTACGGCGTCGCCCGCCACATCTACATTCCCATAGTCAAGCGCGGCGTGGTGGACTTCGCGGTTGGCGCGGACTGGACCCCGGCCGCGGGCGACGTGAAGATCAGCAAAGACGGCGGCGCGGCAGCGAACGTGACCAACCTGCCGGCGGCCATCGCCATGGGCAACGCGGCCATCTGGGACTTCTCGATCACCGCCACCGAGATGCAGGCCGCGCAGGTCGTCATCACCGTCGCCGACTCGGCCACCAAGGCTGTCGAGGACCAGGCCATAGAGATCGAGACGTACGGCAACGCCTCCGCCCAAAGCGAGTTCGACCTGGACACCCCCACGGTCAACCCCGGCGCCGCCGGCATCACCAGCGCCTCCTTCGCCGCGAGCGCGATCGACAGCAACGCGCTCGCCACCTCGGCGGCCCAGGAGATCCGAGACGCCGTCGTCGCCTTCCTGACCGGCCGCCAGAGCACCGCCACCGCCGGCGCGGCCGGGTCGATCACGCTGGACGCGGGCGCCTCGACCGTCGTGGACTTCTACGTGGGCCACGACGTCACGATCATCGGCGGCACCGGGCTCGGGCAGACCAGGCTCATCACCGCCTACTCCGCGGGCCGCGTCGCGACGGTCGGCGAGAACTGGGCGACCAACCCGGACGCCACCTCCGTGTTCGTGCTGACGCCTAACCGGGCGATGGTGTCCAAGATGCTCACCGACGTGCTCGACGCGAACGCCCTCAAGGCGGACGCAGTCACCGAGATCCAGTCCGGCCTGGCCACGGCCGCCTCGATCGCCGCCGTGCAGGCGGACACCGACAACATCCAGACGCGCCTGCCGGCCGCCCTGGTCGGCGGCCGCATGGACTCAGACGTGGGCAACATGCAGGCCAACACCCTCAACAGCAGCGCGCTGGCCACCTCCGCCGTGACCGAGATCCAGACCGGGCTGGCGTCCGCCGCCCAGGCCACGGCCATCCAGGCCGACACTGACGACATCCAGACCAGGCTGCCCGCGGCCCTGGTCGGAGGCAGGATGGACTCGAGCGTCGGCGCCATGGCGAACGACGTGCTCACGGCGGCCGCCCTCGCCGCCAGCGCCGCCACCGAGATAGCGAACGCGGTGGCCGGGCTGACCTCCGCCGAGCTCGCGGCGGTCCCCGGGGCCGGCGGCACCCTCCAGCAGAAGCTGGACTACGTCTTCGAGATGATGCGCCACAGGATCACGCAGACCGGCGTCCTGCAGACCATCTTCAAGGACGACGGCGTGACGCCGCTCGGCACGGGAGCGGTGAGCGACGACGGCGTGACCTTCACCCGCGGCGAGATCACCTGAGGTGGCCATAGACACCGCAGCCAAGCGGTCGGCCGCGATACTGCACCGCGGCGTTGTGCAGCCGGACGGGACGCTGAACGCCGCGAACAGGGCCTCCCTCGCCTTCGTGTACTTCGAGGTGCCCGCCGTCCTGCCCGTCTTCCGGCCGGGGCCGCTCAGCGGCTGCGTCCTGGGGTACGGCGAGACCGAGGTCTACCTGATGGACTTCTGCGGGAAGAGCGTGCTGTTCGACCTGACGGACGCCTTCTCGTTCCTCAAGTACGCCAGGGAGCTCGACGACGACAGCGAGACCGAGATCTCCCTGCACATGACGGGAGACTCGGTAGGCGACGCCTGCTGCGAGGTCCTGGCCAACACCAGGACGTGGCGGCACGAGATCCTGGTGGTGAGGAACGGCGAGCCCATCTGGGGGCCGGGCCCGCTCATCACCATCACCATCCAGCGCGAGATAGCCCACCTGGTAGCCAGGGACATAGTGGCCTGGCTGGACGTGCGGGCCATCCACACGGACTACGACTTCCACCAGACGGACCTGACCACCATCGCCGAGACGGTCATAGTGGACGCCCTGACCATGGGCCCCGCCGCCTCGATCCCGGCGGCCACCAGGGACGCCTGCATCCTGGACCTGGCTACGTTCACCCCGACCAACAAGTTCACGGACCTGCAGGTCGTCGCCAACCAGCAGACTGCCGGCGAGGTGCTGCGCTCGTTGGCCGGCCAGGGCCTGGACTTCACCGTCATCAACAGGTCCCTGGTGGTCGGCGCCGACTTCGCCTGGGGGCCCGTCGGCCCGCTCAGGGACGAGGACTTCCTGGTCGACCTGGAGGTCACCGAGCACGGGCTGTCGGCCGCGACCCAGGTGTACCTCACCGGGGCGACGGACGTCCACGGGGAGTGCGGCGGCGTGGACCCGTACTTCGGGCTCATCGAGCAGGCCATAGAGGGCCAGGCCACCACGGCCACGCAGGCCGACCTCGACAGGCTGGCCTGCGAGAGGGTGGCGGCCCTGAACCCGCCGCCGCTCACCATCAACGTGCCGGCCGGGGCGACCATCTCCCCCGCGGCCCCGCTGTGCGGCGCCAACCTGGTCCCCGGGACCATGGTGGACCTGGACATCCAGGACCTGTGCCGCCCCGCCCTGGTCCGGCAGCGGATCAACGCGGTCGAGTTCAGGCTCGACGACAACGGCGAGCAGGTCGGCGTGACCATAGCCCCCATGGGGGACCCGGCGCTGGCGGACCAGACCCAGTGAACAGGATCCCCCGGCCGGGGGACGCCCTCGGCATCCGGCTGCGCAACCTAGGCAGCTCGACCAAGGCCGCGCTGGCCGGCCTGTCGGCGCTGACCGGACGGGTCCAGGCGCTGGAGGCCAGGGTCGCGGAGCTCGAGGCCAGGGCAGACGCCCCAGCGAACGACGACCGAGAGGAACCCTGATGCCCCCCTGCGGATGCAACCAAGCCTGCGCCTGCGCGATCCAGAGCCTGGACACCAACAGCGTCGACATGACCGTCACCGGCGTGGGGTCCGCCGCCTCGCCCTACGTGGCCTCCGCCGCGGTGAAGATCCTGCCCGACGGGACCGGGCCGCTGGCCACCGGCGGGAACCTCCTGAAGTCGAACGCGAACGGCCTGTACGTCTCGTGCCTCGACGTGGCCAACTGCATCAACGCCGCGGACCTGTTCTACCAGTTCGCCAGGAAGACGGCGGACGAGGCCGTCACCAACTCGACGGTGCTGCAGGACGACGACCACCTGTTCCTCACGGTGGTGCCCAACGCTGTCTACGAGTTCGAGATGGTGCTGTTCCCGATCGGCCTGGCGGCCGCGGACCTGAAGTTCCAGTTCACCTCCCCGGTGGGGTCCGTCTTCGCCATGTCGCTGGACAGCTTCGACACCGCGCTGACCCTGACCAAGTCGTTCTTCTTCAACTTCCCCGCGGCGGCGATCGGGACGGCGAGCACCGTGGTGGTGACCCCGGCGAAGCTGACCGGCATCTTCAAGACGGCGGGGACGGGTGGCACGCTGAGGCTGCAGTGGGCGCAGAACACCGCCAACGCCACGCCGAGCTCGCTGCTGACCGACTCGTACATGAGGCTGAGGCGGGCCTCCTAGGGGAGGGCGGACCTAGGCACCCGAGACAGCCGACGGACCGACGCGAGGGAGGGCAGGCCGAGAGGCCTGCCCTCTTCCGTCTCTCCAACATGAGTCACCATGTTAGGTGCGGCTAACATCCGGTGTTAGCCCGCCCTAAATATAAAGATTAGTGTTTACTAACAGGCACCCCGCATGCTATAATGGGGGGTAGGCAGAGACGGGAGGAGGTGGCACGTGTCAGAGCACTTGAGATGGGAAGACGTCGACGCGGCCATGGACGCGGTGGAGGAGGGCGACACGCCCGCCATCCTCAGCGTCTACTGGACGTACGAGGGCAGGGCCACCGACAGGCTGGACGGGCGCGGCGCCCGGCAGACGGTGAACATCGCCACGTTCTGCGGGCGCTACGGCCTCTACCGCAACACCTTCCGCGCCTGGCTGAGGAAGTACCGCCACATAATCGAGCCGAGCGCACAGGAGACGGCGTGAGCACAGACAACGAGTGGGTCTCGACGACCTGGGACATGATCGACGCCGCGGTGGACACCGGCGGCTTCAGGGAGGGGTTCGTCAGGGTGTTCCTGGAGTTCAGGGGCGCCGTGCTGGACGACATGCCGCTGGACGCCAAGGGGCGCCCCGAGGTCGTCAACCAGTCGAACTTCGCCCGCCACTTCGGGATCGCTATCTCGACGTTCCACCGCTGGCTCTCCGAGTTCGGCGGCAGCGAGTTCGCCATGGAGGGCGAGCGCAAGGAGAGGGCGGACGCGGCCAAGGAGCGCAAGTCGACGAAGGCCAAGAGGAAGGACAGGGACGCCGTGGCCCAGGAGGTGCGGCGGAAGGTGGCCGCGACGGAGGAGGACTTCCGGGACAAGCTGACGGTCAGGCGCACCGACGACGAGTTCTGGTTCATCGACGTGCAGCAGCTGGTCACGTCGGACCTCCCCGGCCGGGAGAAGGAGCGTGCCGCGGAGGCCTGGCTCTCCTACCTCGACGACGAGGCGGAGGCGATCGAGCGGTCCAAGGAGGCGCTCCTCAGCTGGCTGACGGAGCACGCGGCGACCGACGGGACGGCGGCGGCGTGAGGCCCTGGGCCGCCCCAGCCTGGTTCTGCGTCGAGGGGCCCGACGGGGCGGGCAAGTCGACGCTCGTCCGGCAGCTGCTGTACTCGCTGAGCTACAAGAAGCGGCCCAGCGTCCTGGAGTGCCTCTACTACGACTCCGAGGAGCACGAGTACCTCGAGCTACCCAAGATCTGGCTGGAGAACGGGCTGCACGTCGTGCAGGACCGAGGCGCCCTGTCGGGCCCGGTCTACGAGCCGCTCCTGCGCAAGGACATGGAC